TGTTGTTTATGTTCATGGTAAGAAAACAGAAGATGGTAAAGATAAAGATGATTATGAAAATAAATTCACTATTGATTGGGAAGATAGACTTGATGAAAGTATTACTGAACAAGTTGGAAATCAATGTTTTATCACTGTAGGATTAGAAAAAGATGCAAAAGATAAAACTTTTTCTAAGAAATTCTTATCTTCATATGATGCTATTGAATACATAAAAGAACATCTTACTGATGGAATGGTTGTTAATGTAAAAGGTAATTTAAAATACTCTCTATATCAAGACAGTATTCAAGTTAAAAAGGAAATTACTTCTGTATATTTATCAAAAGCAGATGATGTATCTAAATATTCTGCAACATTCCAACAAACAATTCTTGTTGATAAGGATAGCATTGGAAAATACGATAAAGAAACTGGTTCATTTCCAATTAATACATATGTTATTGATTATGTTGGAAAATATGGACAAAATAAAATTGAAATTAAACAAAATGTAGCATTCCCAAAAGTATTTCAATTTGAAGTTGCAGAAGCAGATTTAGAAAAAGGTGCTAAACTACTTGTAAAAATGTTCAAAGCTAAAAAAGATAATGTTAATGAAATTACCGTAGAAGGTAATATTGTTGAAGGTCAAGCAAAAGTTAATATTACTCTTGATGATGTACCTGAAGATATTAAGGAATTGATTGAATTAGGTGCTTATACTGAAGAAGAGGCGTTGGCAAAGTGTGCTGTTGGTAATACAAGAGAAAAGAAAATGGTTATAAAAAAACCTATGATTAGACTTGTAGGTGAAGGTGACGATAAAAAACCTGTAATTCAAAGAACAGATGAAAAATATAAGTTTGATGATTTAGTTTTCTTGAGTCAATTGCTTAGTGAAAAAGAAGATAAGACAAAAGATGATAAGAATACTGATATAGATACAGAAGAATCTGAAGAAGGATCTAGTGATTATAGTTTAGATGATTTAGATAAATTGCTTAGTGAAGATTAAGAAAGTTAAATAAGAAGGAGATTTTATTTCTCCTTCTTAAAATAAAAATATAAAATAATAATAAAAAGGTGGTTAAATTTTGGCGAGAAAATTTGGGAAAAAGAATGTAATTAAAGTAGACCCGTTAGCTTACAATTTGGGAATAATTGGAGAAAGTGGGGTTGGAAAATCAACTTTAGTAAAGGAAGTTTGTGAAAAATTAGTTGGTGAAAATGCATACATAATTGCAAATGTAGGTAGAGAAGATGGTATTGATGCTATTGCAGGGGCAATTTATGAAGATATTCCTGATTGGGATACTTTCGATGAATTTACAGAAGATATTATAGAAAATAAACTTACAGATTACAAAGAATTAAAAGTTATTGTATGGGATACAATAGACGAATTAATTAGAATAGCAGAACCAGAATCAATAAGACTTTATAATAAAGAAGTAAGAGAAAATCCAAGTAAAAAAGAAAAAAGAGAAGCAAAAACTATAAAACAAGCATGGGGAGGTTATGGTGAAGGGGAAAAATATACAATAGATTTAATTATGGAAAGAATGTGGGAATTAAAAAGAGTAGGAGTTGCCATGTTCTTAATTGGTCATACAAAGAAAAGAACTATGAGTGATCCTGTTTCTGGCATGGATTATGATATTCTTACTACAAACATGCAATATAATTATTTTAATGCATTAAAAACAAAATTACATATTCTTGGTGTTGCTAGTATTGACAGAGAAATTATTCAAGAAAAGACAGGTAAAAAGGATTTCTCTGGAAAAGAAAAAATACAAGGAAAAGTTAATACTGAAACTAGAAAGATTACATTTAGAGATGATAATTTTAATGTTGATTCTAAATCAAGATTTTCTGAAATTATTGATTCAATAGTTTTTGATCCAGATGAATTTATTAAAGCAGTTGAAAATGCTATTAAGATCGAACATGATAAACAAACTGGAGCAAAATCAATTGAAGAAACTAAAACATTACAAGATACTGAAAAAGAAAAAGTTGTAGAAGAAATTGCTACTAAGAAAAAAGAAGAAATAGATAAAAGAAAAGAAGACGAAGAAAGAATTACTTTGATGGAAAAATTTAAAACAATGATGACTAATATAAGAAGTGATTCTGAAAAAGTAAAGAAAGTAACTACTAAAATGAAAGAATTAGAATTATCTGCTAAAGAGTTAGAATTGTCTAATATAGATAAACTTAAAGAATTAGTAGAATTTTTAGAAATTGTTGTTTCTTAAAGATTGAAAATTATAGGAGGGATTATAATTATCCCTCCTAATATTATTATACATAAGGTGATAAAATGGCAAAAATGACAGAACAAGAAAAAAAAGATTGGGATGAGTTATATCAATATATAAAAATAGAAATATTTGAATATGATAAATCACTAAAATTACCTAAATATATGATATTAAGATTAAAAGGTTTAAAAGAAGGTAAATTTATAGTAAATAATAAAATTACCTCTATGGCTAATTATGAGTATCAACATATTTTATATACTTTTAAAATCAATAAAATGAAAATAAAACAAATAGTTAAATCTCAAGATTTTAAAAATGAACAACATAAATTTAATACAATAATAATTATAGTAGAAAAAGATATCAACGATGTAGTAAATAGATTGAAACAAGCAGTTAAAAGTGATGAAAAGGTTAAGAATATGCAATTTGAAAATATGGAACATGAAGGTGCAGAATACAAAAATAAAGGTAGGGAAAAGAAACTTAGTAATGAATTAGAAGAATTATGGTAATGGATGGTGAATGATGGCAGAAAAAAATAAAAAAGAATTAACACCATTAGAAGTCGAATTAGTAAAGTCAAGTAAGAAAGTACAAGAATATAAACTTGCTTGCGAAGCTAATATAGTGGCTTCCTTGTTTAAAAATCCAGATTTATATTTTACATATGATAAATTAAATATAAAAAGTTTCACAGATAATATATGGAGAGTATTTTTTGCAATTGGTTATGATATTATTGTTAAAGAAAATAAAAAAACATTAGATGATATTACTATTGGTTTATATTTAGAAAAACATCCCAAATTAAAACAAAAGTATGATGAATATGGTGGTTATGATACTATTGATAAATCAAAAGAATATATTAATATAGATAATATAAATGGTTATGTTGATGAATTACATAAATGGAATGCAGTATTACAATTATTAGCAAGAAGATTTCCTGTATATGATAAAATTAAAGATTTTGTAGATATGAATCTTACGGATATATATGATATGTATGAAGCACAATTAAATCATATATTTGTTAATGTTGAAGGTGATGTAAAGAGTTATAATATTGCTGACGATATTGATGAATTAATTGAAGAATTAGATCAGGGGTTGGCAGTAGGTTTATCATATTATAATTTACCAATGATTACTAAAGAAACAGGAGGAATGTTATGTGGTAATATTACATTAATAGGTGGACTTTCTAATGTTGGGAAAACAACATTTGCAAGAAACTCTATAATTCAAAGCATAATTGATAATAAAGAAAAAATTGTTATAATGCTTAACGAAGATGGTTTAAAAAAATGGCAACGTGAATTTCTTGTTTTTGTAAGCAATAATATATTAAAACAAGATTTACAAAAATATATTGTAAGGGATGGAAAGTATTCCCCAGAAATAAAAGAAATTTTATATAAAAGTGCAGATTGGATAAAAAAACAAAAAGAGAATAAAAATATAACTATAATACCATTCCCTAAATGGTCAACAACAAAAGCAATTCAAGTTATGAAAAAATATTCATCAATGGGTGTATGTCACTTTTTAATTGATACATTTAAAAATGATGCAGGAAAAGAATATGATAATGCATGGTCAATTATGATGCAAAAAATGGTTGATTTATATGATATAGTTAAACCAGAACAAAAAAATCTACATTTAACTGCTACTTTTCAATTAGAAAAAGGCAAAACAGCAAGACAAAGATATTACGCACAGGATAATATTGGTATATCGAAAAATATTGTAGATCCAGCTTCAACATGTATTATGATAAGAAATTTATTTGAAGATGAATATCCTGGAGGTAAAAATGAAATAAAAGTATATAGATTGGAAGGAAAGAATAAAAAAACAAAGATACCTATAACTTTAAATAAAGATAAAACTTATCAAATTGTATTTATTATTAAAAATCGTGAGGGTAGTGCTAATCAATATCAAGTGGTAATAGAGCATGATATGTCGAGGAATACAATAAAAGAAGTAGGTATTACGCATATAGCAGTTGATTGGTAGGCAAGGTGGTGATCATTTTAAAGTATGACAGCAATAGAAATTATCGAATACATAATAAATAATGACTTAACAAATAAAATCATTGATGATTTAGGTTGTCATGATTTTAAAGTATATTCTACTGAATATCGTTGTGGTATGCCTAAGAGTACAAATAAAACTAATATTGCAATTAAAAAAGATACATTAAAAACTAAAATATTTCAATCAGATAGTAAAATTATAAGAGGTAATATATATACTCTTATAATGACTATAAAAGATATTTCATTTGTAGATGCAAATAAATACTTACATAAATTATTTGGAATAAAATATGATTATAATAAATCAAAAAAACGATCAAAAGAAGATAATAAAATAGACCCATTAGAAATATTTAAAAAAGTAAAAAGAAGAAGAAATAAAGTAAATATTAATGATATTGAAATTTATGATAGTACAATTATTGAGGAATACGAACCTGTGTTATATATAGATTGGATGAAGGAAGATGGTATAGTTGAATTCACACGTAAAAGATTTAACATAGGTTATAGTTATAAACATAAACGAATAGTGATACCTGTTAGATATTGGTCAGGAGAAGAGGATAATTATATCGGAATTATTGGAAGGACTACTGTAAAAAATTATGATTTATTTGATATTCCTAAGTATTATCCTCTTAAACCTTTTTTAAAAAGTATGAATTTATATGGGTTACAAGAAAATTATAAAACTATTCAAGAAGCAGGGTATGCATGTGTTTACGAAAGTGAGAAGGTTGTTTTAAAACGTCATAGTAGATTAGATGGTACAGGTGTAGCAGTAGGTTCACATAATTTAAGTGATGAACAAGTTAAAATTCTTATAGGTCTTAATGTTAGTATTATAATTGCTTATGATAAAGATATACCATTAAAACATATTCGTTCTGAATGTGAAAGATTTTATGGCATCCGCAATGTTTATTACATATATGATAAATATGATTTATTAGGGGAAAAAGATAGTCCTGGTGATGTAAGTAATAAAATATTTAATTATTTATTAAAATACAAAATTAAATATGATGAAAAAGAACATAAAGAATATTTAAAGGAGATTGCTGATGACAAGAAAAAAAAGTGAAGAATTAGAAAAGATTAAGAAAGAATTAAATATTGATAAACTCTGGAGTTGGAGTAGAATTAATACATATATTAATTGTCCATATGAATATATGTTAAAATACATATTAAAAATACCAGAAGATAAAAAAGATTCAATATATGCTGTATCTGGAAATTATGCACATTCTATTGTTGAAAAATTGTATCGTAATGAATTAGATAATCAGGGTATGTTAGATGAATATGAAGAAAAACTTTTTGAATTTAATACAATGGGGTTAATGTATGATAGGACAGATAAAGATAAAAATGAAAAAATAGCAAAAAAATATGAAGCATGTATGAAACATTTTTTTTTAAATCATAAAAAAATAACTGATAGACCAATTATTGAACCATTTATTTTAATTAAAGTTGGTAATCAATACTTCCAGGGATATATTGATATACTTAATGTTGAAATAAGAGATGGAAAGAAAAAAATATTCATCTCAGATTGGAAAACTAGTTCTTTATATTCTGGTAAAAAATTAATAGAAAATTCAGGACAATTATTATTATATGCAGAAGGTATTCATCAAAAAACAAATATGCCATATGAAGATATTATTATTAGATTTAATTTTATGAAATATGTAAATGTAACATATACTCAAAAAAATGGTGAAATAAAAATAAGACAAATAGAAAGAAATAGTATTGGTGATAAATTAAAATCTAATACCAAAACATGGTTAAAACATTTTAAATATTCTGAAGATGATATAGAAAACTTCTTATTTCAAATGATAGAAACAAATACTATAGAATGTTTACCTAAAGAAGTACAGGAAAAATTTAAAATTAATGATTGTTTTGTAGAAGTAGAAT